GCCGCAATGATTGGGATGGCTTACCTATTCATCACCATCGCTAATATCTTTCAATAATGACCACCACCAAACCTACACGAGGCAGACCAAAAAAGTACAAACAAGGTACTAAGTTGATGACTATTACTCGGTCAGTACCTGCGGAGTTGATACCGCTTATTGATATCGCAATTTGCGAACTGAAAGAAAAATTGCTGAAATCGGGTAAACCTTAGTAATTTTGTTTTTAATGCGAATCAAATGCGTAAATAATGATAAAACTTAGCACAATACTACCCAATCCCAATAACCCTCGATTGATTAAAGATGATAAGTTTAAAAAACTTGTAAAGTCAATTAGCGAGTTTCCCAAGATGATGGAATTGCGACCTATGGTTGTGGATGAAAATAATATCGTACTGGGAGGCAATATGCGATTAAAGGCTCTTGGCGAACTTGGATATAAAGAAGTCCCTGATACATGGGTTAAGAAAGCCAATGACTTATCTCCCGAAGAAATAAAGCGATTTATTATAGCCGATAATGTTGGCTTTGGTGAGCATGATTGGGAAGTATTGCAAAACGAATGGGATGTAAACGAGTTATCCGATTGGGGCTTAGATATACCAAACTTTGCAGTTAAAGAATTAGAAGCCGAAGAAGATGACTTTGATGTGCCTGATGGCGGTATCGAAACCGATATTGTCTTGGGAGATTTATTTGAGATTGGGGAGCATAGGTTATTATGTGGTGATAGTACAGATTCGGATGCGGTGGCAAGATTAATGGATGGGGAGAAGGCTGATATGGTGTTTACTGACCCACCTTATAATATAGATTATCAGGGAGTAAAAGATAAAAGAGATAAAATAGCAAATGATAAAATGAGTGACGAAGATTTTACTCAATTTTTATATGATGCTCTAAATATAAATACAGATACATTTTATGTATGCTGTTCTTGGCAGTATTCTCATCTATTTAGAAAAGCATTAGAAGATTTACAGAAACCTGTAAAATCATTTATTGTATGGGATAAAATTAATCCTGCACAACATTTGGATAAATACTTTAAGCAACACGAAATAATATTATATCACGGAAAATTTGGCGGAGAGAAAACTATAAGAGGAGATGTTTGGCAAATTAAAAGAGAAAGGAATACAATACATCCTACTATGAAACCAATATCTTTGATAGAAATGGCATTAAATGATAATTTAGATAAATTTAATATTTACGATGCTTTTCTTGGCTCAGGTTCAACAATGGTAGCATCTCATCAACTCAAACGCAAGTGTTACGGTATGGAACTTGACCCCAAATACTGCCAAGTTATAGTTGACCGTATGAGGAAGTTAGACCCGACATTAGTAATAAAAAGAAACGGAGAAGTATATGGCTAAGAAAGGAGGCAATCCGCAGAATTTAGTACCATTTGCAAAGGGTGAAGACCCACGCAGACAAGGTAACGGTAGGAAACCAAAGTTACCACAGGTTGATGTTATCATGGCTGAGGTACTGGGCGAGGAGAAGAACGATATAACGGCAGCCAAAGCGATATTGATGGCATTACTTTCCAAAGCTACCAAAGGAGATGTAAGGGCAGCGGAGGTGTTATTGGATAGGGCTTATGGTAAGGCAACCACCAAGATAGAGGCAAATGTCGCAACTACGAAGCAGGTGTTTGTGATTGGAGGGCAGGAAATAGAACTATGACCGATAAGCAGGTATTATTTCAATCATTCCCCAAACAGGAGGAGTTTCTATCTGCGGTATTTAGCTTCAAGTATAACTTTATAATGTATGGAGGGGCTATTCGGGGCGGAAAAACATTCGCAGGGCTTGGGGCATTATTGCTATTATGTAAGAAGTTCCCCAATAGTAAGTGGGTAGTGGTGCGTAATAACTTACAAACACTTAAACGGACTACTATACCATCGTTTAACAAGATATGCCCTACTGCTTTTATTAGGACTTATAACCAAGATACACAGACAGTTACTTTAACGAATGGTAGTCAAATACTATTCTTAGGGGAGAACTATGATGATGATAAAGACTTAAACCGATTCAGGGGTATTGAATGCAATGGATTTCTACTTGAAGAAATTAATGAACTCCAAGAGGTTACCTTTTACAAGTGTATTGAAAGGGCAGGTTCGCACATCATCCCGAATCAACCAAAGCCGATGATATTGGCTACCTGTAATCCCGCAAATAATTGGGTAAAGTCCAATGTTTACGACCTATATAAGTCCGACAAGCTACCCGACAATTGGCTATACATACCATCACGCATAACGGATAACCCGTTCATTCCTGCTGATTATCTTGAGTCGCTAAAGTCTATGCCTCGTTATCAGTATGAGGTATTCGTAGAAGGAAATTGGGATATTCAACTAAAAGTAGGGGGTGAATTCTACAAGTGCTTTGAACTTGATAAGCATGTTAGACAATGCGCCTACAACCCCGACTTGCCTTTGCACATATCATTTGATGAAAATGTGAACCCTTACCTTCCGATGGCTATCTATCAGATAATCGGTAGGAAGATTACGCAGATAGATGAGATTGCTGGTATTAACCCAAACAACACTATCAAGGCGGTGTGCGGTGAGTTTAGCCGTAAATACAACAACCATACGGCAGGGGTGTTTATTTATGGAGATGCTACCTCTAAGAAGGCAGATGTTAAGTTAGAGCAGGGGCATAACTTCTTTAGGCTGATTCTTGATGCGTTACAACAGTTTAAACCCCGTCTACGAGTAGGCACATCAAATCCATCGGTGGCGATGAGGGGTAGCTTTATCAATGCGGTCTTGGAGAATGAGTTTGACGGCATCAGTATTGCATTCGACCCATCGTGTAAGCGGTCGGTTAATGACTTTATCCTCACAAAGGAGTCGGCAGATGGAACTAAGAACAAGGAGATGGAAACTGACCCCCAGACTAAGGTGCGTTCGCAGAAAACGGGGCATTATAGCGATTGCTTTGATTACATGATAACTCAAGCCTTTGCGGACTCTTTTGCCAAGTACCAACGAGGGGGTACAAACATCCGCCCCCATGTCGGAAAAAATTATTCTAAGAATTTGTATTAATACTATAACTTTGCACTATGGCTTATCTTATACTTTCCGATTATTGGCGAGGCATACAAAAAGACTTATTAACCCAAATAATATCGGGGGAGTATTCCTATCTATCCCAAGACGAGGCAGCATCGGTGGCAGAGGCTAAGTCATACTTAGTTCAAAAGTATGATATATCGGTAGAGTTTAAACCAACTCAACTATACGATTACAATACAACATACAAGGGTAGAGAAAGATTCTATCTTGATGCTGCGGCTTATAGTTCATCATCAACATACACCTTGCATTCATTGGCATTGTATAACGGTTATATCTATCTTAATACTTCCGCTATTACTACTCCTGAGGCTTGGAATGCTGCCCATTGGCAACAATTAGGTAAGCAGTATGCTATTTATTACATTGATACCATTAACCCTATATTTGACTTTTATACTTCTTACAATGTCGGTGATATAGTTTGGTTTAAGGATAAAACTTATACTTGCATTGTTGACAATACTGGTTACTTCCCTGATGATAATCCCTACTATTGGGGTACAGGCGTATCATATAGCGTACCGGGTAGTGGATTGCCAAGTGGTAATGGTGCTTTCGTTTACGGAGACAACCGCAGCCCTCAATTAGTTTTATACATCAGCGACATATTACTCTATCACATTGAGCGGAGGATTGCCCCTCAAAACATCCCCGACCTACGGGTTAAGCGTTACGATGATGCGATAACTTGGTTGAAAAATGCTGCCGAAGGTGATACGATTACAGCAGATATACCACTAAGCCAACCGAATCAAGGGCGCAGGATAAGATACGGCAGCCGATTACCAAAGCAAAATAATAACTTCTAATGAGTCTACTCACTAATATATTCAATCGTTCAACTCCTGCACCTGTAATCAAGGAGGGCAACAAAGCCCCTATTATTCCGTTGCAGATGCTTCGGATAAGACAAGATGTAACCACTCGCAAGGCAGCCATAGATGAAGCGGAAAGGGCTTA